GACCGTGGGCATTGACCCATCCCGTGGCTTTGTTGCCTTTCCCCGCGGTCTGACTGACTGGGAATGGTATTCAGAGCCCAACACTGCCCGCCTGTTTTTCCACCTGCTACTCACCGCCAACTGGCAGGAAAAGCAGTGGCAGGGCATTACCATCAGGCCCGGGCAGCTGGTTACAAGCCAATCTCAACTGGCAAAACAGCTTGATTTGAGTGTTCGGAACATCCGGACGAGCTTAGAACATTTACAGGCGACAGGCTATCTGACAGTCAAAACAGGCTCAAAATACAGCATTGTCACGATAGAAAACTATGCTTCGCTTGTTGGCAGTGACAGGCAAAGTGACAGGCAAGCGACAGGCAACCGACAGGCTGCCGACAACAACTTAACAAGTCTAACAAACCAACAAGCTAACAAGTCGTCGTCTGCGGCTGCGCCGGAGCCGACCGGACGACCGACGACCTCACCCTTGGTATCAGAGTTTGAACAGGATATCGGCAAGCTGAGTGCCTCCGGGAAAAGAGAGCTGACAGGATACGCTGACCGACTGGGCGAGGAACTGGCGCGGGTAATCCTGCGCAAGTGCATTGATGCCGGGGCACATAGCTGGGCCTATGTGCGGAAGGCTCTGATCGAGGCCGAAACCCAGGGCTGTAGGTCTGCCGAGGAGTACCGCATGACGAACCCCATTGGAGCAGGACGCAATAGGCGGGTGGACAGGCCGGAACCCAGCGGGAATGATTTTTTAAAAAACGCAGCCCGTCGCCGTCCGCTCACCAAGAAAAAGGAGGACTCCAATGTACCGGAACCATGAGCACTACCCCGACCCGACAGCTGGCCGGGCATTGGGCAGCCTCCGACGAAAGGAGAACCAATTGAACACCGGAAAACAGTTCGAGGCAGACTGGAAAAGCTCCATGCCGAAGGATGCTTGGTGCTATCGACTGAAAGACAGCGCGGCCACCTATTACGGCGGCAACGAAAACCTGAGCTTCTCCATTGATAACATCTGCGACTTCGACGTGTACCGCTACCCTATGCACCATTACTTCGAGCTCAAGACCATCGAAACGCCCAGCATCCCACTGGAAAAGATCCTGGGCCGATTCGACCGGGAGCGGCAGAAGTACCACAAGCTCAAACACATCACCGATATGGCCCACGCAGCATCCTTCAAGGGCCAGACCGCCCATGTGGTCATCAATTACCGGGGCAAGGTCAACCGCACCTTTGCCGTACCGGCCAGCGCTGTGCTGGAGTACATGCAGACCCAGACCCGAAAGAGCATTCCATGGCAGTGGGCCGCCCTGAACGGCATCGAGGTGGAGCAGCACCTGCTGCGCGTTCACTGGCGGTATGACGTGGAAGGGCTACTGAGGGTACTGGAAGGAGGGAGTACAGAATGACCTGTATCCAGAAATGTGAGTGGCTGAAGCTGTATCAGGTATCACTTCGCCGCCAGAAAATTCTTGTCCGGCGTATCCGCGAAGCGAAAGACCAGGCCGAAAGCGTCACCCAGGCACTCAGCCCTATTGTCAGTTCTGGATGTTCTGGCGATAAGACTGGCCGCGCCATTGAAATGATGGATGCCTACCAGCACCAGCTGTGCCATGAAATTCAGCGCAGTCAGGAGTTGTGTTACACCATCCGTAAGGTCATCGCAGAACTCGAAGACCCTCTTCTGGTAGACCTTTTGGAACTGTGCTACATTGATGGCCTGCATCGTGGACAGGCTGCTGACAGACTCCGCGTCAGTGACCGACATTTTCGTCGTCTACATCGGCAGGCTGTGGAGGCCCTGAACATTCCAATGAATGCCATTCCTCCGCAATTATGGCCGCGCATGTCCGCTTAACTGTGTTATAACGATACCATCGGCAAAGCCGAAAGGCAGACCGATGCCATGGCAGCTCGCAGAACGTGCCCGTCCGACATCACGTTCTGCGAGCTGCTTCTATTATGCCGCCTGAGCGCAATGTGGTGCGCGTTCACGAGTGTAGTCGTGGAAGGTTCGATTCCAAGGGTGGTTCCAATTCGCCGCCGACCCCGTAGGCGGCACAGCCTGACGCATGGGGCTACATACTCCCCACCGGAAGCTCATGTGGTGGGTGGCGGGATCTCCTTGCCCGCCCTCTGACCTCCCCACATACGCCGGAGGCACCGGAATCCATAGGCGGGTTTCAGGTATTTTCCCGCTGGATGTGCGTCAATTGCCCTGCATGGAAACATGCAGGGATTTTTCATGCTATTTTCTGCCGTCCTGAGGGGCGGCTTTTTTGTACCCTGACGACGAGAGAGGTGGTGACGTGTCGAATGAAAAGAATCTCATTCCGTTCAATGAACGAACGGAGAGCGAACAGAGAGAGATCGCCCAGAAGGGCGGCATTGCATCCGGTGCGGCCCGCCGCCGCAAACGGTCCATGCGTCAGGCGGCTGACTACTACCTGAGCCTGCCGGAGACCGACCGCCGCCGGGTGAATGCCATGCTGCGGGACCAGATTGACCCGGAGGACGTGGACAACCAGATGAGCGTGGTCATGGGCATTGCAGCCGCTGCCAAGCAGGGCGATGCCAGGGCAGCCAATGTCCTGCTGAAAATGCTAGGTGAGGAGACCGTGCAGGAGGACCCGGGCGCGGATGCTCTGGCAAAGGCCAAGGAGCTGCTGGGAGGTGTGGACAGTGCCATTGACTGAGTTTCAGCAGGAGTACCTGCACAACTGTTCCCACCGGTGGAATGTTAAGACCGGGGCCACCCGAAGCGGCAAGACCTACCTGGACTGCGCCGTGACCATCCCGAAGCGGATCTGCGCGGCTCGAGGCGAGGGCCTGCTGGTGCTCATGGGCAACACCCTGGGCACACTGGAGCGCAATGTGCTGTCCCTGATGCGGGAGCTCTGGGGCCCCGACCTTGTAGGGGTGATCCGCACCTCGGCAGCAGGCAACGTGGTACAGCTGTTCGGCAAGAAGGTCTATGTCCTCGGCGCTGACAACAAGAAACACATCGCCCGCATCCAGGGCGCTGCCTTTGAGTACGCCTACGGTGACGAGATCACCACCTGGGACGAAGGCGTGTTCCAGATGCTGAAAAGCCGCCTTTCCTGCCCCCACTCCCATTTTGACGGCACCTGCAACCCGGAAAGCCCCACCCACTGGTTCAAGAAGTTTCTGGACAGTGACGCTGACATCTACTGTCAGGCGTATACCATCGACGATAACCCTACACTTCCGGCCCAGTTCGTGGCCGATCTGAAAAAAGAATACACCGGCACGGTCTACTATAACCGCTTTATCTTGGGGCAGTGGATGGCCGCCAACGGCGTGATCTACCGCCTGCTGGCCGACAGCCTTGCCGCCGGAGATGGGCGTTTTTTCTGGCCTGTGGACAAGCCGCTGCACCCGTGGCGGGTGCGCATCGGCGTGGACTTTGGCGGCAACGGGTCCAAACATGCCTTTGTGGCAACGGCTATCCTGCCGGGCTATTCCGGCGTGGTGGGGCTGGCTTCCCAGCGCATCGACCCGGTGGCGCAGGATGCAGACTTTCTGGCCGACAGGCTGCTTGAGTTCTGCATGGCTGTCTTTGCCCGCTGGGGCGAGATCCAATTTATCTTCTGCGACAGTGCGGAGCAGACCCTCATCAATCACATCCGGGCAAGGCTCCGGCGCTGCAAGCTCAGCTGGCTGGCCGACCGGGTGGAGAACAGTGCCAAGATCCGCATCAATGACCGCATCCGCCTGACCTGCATCCTGATGGGCGGCGGGCGGTTCTGGCTGCTACCGGAAGCTGCCACCCTCCGGGATGCCCTTGCCACGGCCCTGTACAGTGGCAAGCACCCCAGCGTGGACGAGCGGTTGGATGACGGCAGCACCGATATCGACACATTGGACGCTTACGAGTACACCATCGAGCGCGATTTCAAGAGGTTGACCAACACATGAACATCACCGCATTTCTGAACTACCTGAACAAGACGCGCGGGTGGGCCATCGATGCCGACTACTACGGCAGCATCGAGACCTGGCGGCAGTGGTGGAAAGGCAATGTGCCGGACATCCACGACATCAAGGAAAGCGGCCCGGATGGCAATATCTTCTCCCGCCGGATGGCAAGCCTGCGGATGCCGAAGCATATTTGCGAGGACTGGGCAAATCTGCTGCTGAACGACAAGACCACGTTCCAGATCGGGGATGCCAAAAGCGCCGCTTACTTGCTGGGCTGCGGCGAACAGCAGACCGGCGGCCTGCTGCGGGAGCTGCACTTCTGGCGCAACGCCAACGCTCTGGTGGAACAGGCTTACTGGTCCGGCACCGGGGCGTTCATCCTGAGCGTGGAGGGAGTCTCCACCGATGCCGCCGGGAACCTCCAGCCCAGCCCAACCGGACGCATCCTGCTGGATTATGACCCGGCTTCCTGCATCCTGCCCCTGCGGGTGGAACGCGGCATCGTGACGGAAGCCGCCTTTGTCTCCGAGTGCATGATGAACGGTAAACCCGCCGTTTACCTGCAGACCCACACCGGCAGCACCGAAAAGCGCACCATCACCAACGAGTGGTTTGAAGTGACCGACGACGTTTCCGGCGTGCCAAAATTCAGCCAGGCTCCTCCCCCGCCGGGCACGGTCCGCAGCATCACCGTGGCGGGTTCTCCGCCCTGGTTTACGCTGTTCAGTCCGGGCGTTGTCAAGAACCTGGACAACGGCATGGGGCTGGGCATGAGCATCTTCTCGGAAGCGCTGGACGCGGCCCAGATGGTGGATTACGCCTTTGACAACTACCGGCAGGATATCCGCCTGGGCGGCAAGAAGATCTTCTACGACCGGGACATCTGCCAGAAATATGTGGACAAGGACGGCGTGGAACACCTTATCCCGCCGGATTCTGTCCACCGTCAGCAGTTCTATCAGCTGCCGACCCCGCAGGGCAGTATCGACGCAAACCCGGAGTGGCGGGAATACAACCCCGACCTGCGCACCGAACAGAACCATCGCGCGGTGCAGGATGCGCTGGATCTGATGAGTTTCAAGTGCAAGCTGGGCTGCCACCGATACAAGTTCGAGGCGGGCACCGTGACCACGGCCACCGAGTACAATGGCAGCCGTCAGGATCTGGTGGCCAGCGCCAACAAGAACCAGATCCCCATCGAGGGTGCGCTGGTGGGCATCGTGCGGGCCATCCTGTGGGCGGCAAAGAACCTGCAGGGGGCGGCGGTGGACCCCGAAACGCCCATCTCGGTGGACTGGGACGACAGCTACATCACCGATGCCGAGACCCAGATGAGCCAGATGCGGGACGATGCCCTGAGCGGCCTTTTGCCCCGGTACAAGTATCTGTCTGCCCGGTACGGGGTCAGTGAAGAGGATGCCCGCAAACTGGCGCAGGAAGCTGCTGACGAAAACAAACAGCCTGAGCTGAGCTTCGGCGGGGGTGCCTGATGCTGGCCCCGGACTACCTGGACCACGCGCCGGACCGGCTGGTGCTGCTCTGGCAGCAGGTCGAAGACGACATCTTGCGGGATGTGGCCCGGCGCATCTCCAAGATAGAGAGCCTGACCCCCACGGCCAATTGGCAGCTTTGGCGGTATGAACAGACCGAAGCCATCCGGCAGGACGTGGTAAAGAAGCTGGCCCGCTACACCGGAAAGAGCGAAGCCGAGATCCGGCGGCTCATGCAGGAAGCGGCCACCCGCGCCCTGGAAGCCGAGGACGCGATCTATTACCACTACGGCAAAGAACCCACGCCCTTTGCCGACAACGCCACCCTGCAGGCCCTGCTCAATGCGGGCTACCAGCAGACGGCGGGCACGTTCTCGAACCTCACTGCCACCACGGCCAACACCGTCAGCGGCCAGTTTGAAACCGCTCTGGACCGGGCACACCTCAAGGTGAGCAGCGGTGCGTTTGACTACAAGACCGCCGTCAGGAGCGCGGTGGACAGCCTGGCTGACACCATGAAGTACGTCACCTATCCCAGCGGCCACACTGACACGCTGGAAGTGGCCTGCCGCCGGGCGGTGCTGACCGGCGTGAACCAGACCGGGGCAAAGCTTCAGGTGGCCCGCGCCGACGAGATGGGCGTGGAGTTCTTCGAGACCACGGCTCACGGCGGGGCGCGGCCCTCCCACGCCGAGTGGCAGGGCAGGCAGTTCCACCGGGGCGGCGCTGTGGACTACATGGGCAAGCATTACCCGGACTTCGAGGCCGCCACCGGCTACGGCACCGGCGCAGGACTTTGCGGCTGGAACTGCCGTCATACCTTCTTTGCCATCTTCCCTGAGCTGGGTGCACCGCCTGCATGGACGCAGGAGAGCTTGGAAGCCCTCAACGCCCGGGACATCGAGTACAACGGCGGCAGATACACCCGGTACGAGATCAGTCAGATGCAGCGGGCCCGGGAACGCACCGTGCGCAAGTACAAACGCCGGTATCTGGCAGAGGATGCCGCCGGGGCCGACACCACCGCCAGCGCGGTGAAGCTCTGGCAGGCCCGTCAGGAGCTGACTGACTTTATCAGCGCCACCGGCGGCAGGGCCGACAGTGCCCGCACCAGCGTGGCAGGCTTTGGCAGGAGCGAGGCGGTCAAGGCCAGTTATACAGCCCGAAAGCAGGAACGTTTTGATTCTGCAAATGTGGAATTGCAACGGATGCGTGAAGCTGGTACAATAAAGGCGAAAGGCAAGTTGATTGAATCGCCGCCTGCACCCAATGAAATCAACTTTGCGAGCGAACACGTTCTGCAGCGCTGGGCAGAACGTGGCATGGGGCCGATGGATGCCGAACGCATTATCCGCTCTTCCAAAGTCGCAATGTCCCAGCGTAACGGAACACAGACCTGTTACTATTCCGAGTATGGTTTTGTTGCCATTGGGCAGAATGGCAATGTTTCCAGTATCGGGCCGCTGGATGAGGGCGGTCAAAAATTGATGGAGGTGGTTAAGAAGCATGGTATTCCGCACTAACGATACAGCAAAGCCGGAAGAATGGTTTTGCCCTATCTATAACCGCAAAATCGACTGCGGTTTGTGCTTTGAGGTCTCCAATATTGGCGATGATACTCTTTGCCTGAAGGGTGACGATAAGCCACCTTGCAATTGGGCAGAAGCCCATAAAACCTGCCTTAATTGTCCCCGTTATGCCGACTGGGACTGACCCAACCCAATACCGCAAGCGTCTTTGCTCGTTTGAGCAGGGGCGCTTTTTTCATGCCGTATTCGCTCAGTGGCAGAGCGCCGGTCTCCAAAACCGGATGCCGCAGGTTCGATTCCTGCATACGGTGCCATCGCAGAGGGCAGTGCGTACCCTGCCCACAACCGAACACGGACGGAGAACCGTGTCACCAAACCGTGGTTTCACCAACAGAAAGGAGTTTTTCCACCATGAAGCGTGAAGACGTGAAGAAACAGATCCCCGGCATCACCGAGGAACAGCTCAACTGGATCATGGCCGAGAACGGCAACGATGTCAACCGGGAAAAGACTGCCGCCGAGCAGTACAAGACCCAGCTGGAAAACACCCAAGCTCAGCTCAAGACCGCCCAGGACGGCCTTGCCGCCTTTGACGGCAAGAAGAAGCCCGAGGAGTACGAGGCCGAACTGGCAAAGCTCAAGGGCGATATGCAGGCACAGGCTGATGGCTTTGCCTTTGACAATGCCCTGAACACCGCCATTCTGGGAGCCAAGGGCCGCAGCGTCAAGGCGGTCCGAGCACTGCTGGATCTGGATGCCCTCAAGGGCTCCAAGGACCGTTCCACCGATATCTCCCAGGCACTGGAGGAGGCCGCCAAGGCGAACCCCTGGGCCTTTGGCGAGGACGGCGGTGTGGGCCGCGTGGACACCGGTGCCGCGCACGGCACTCCGCCCACCAATGACACCGACGGCGTGGAAGCTGCTTTCAAAGCAATGAATCCGGAGCTGAAGCTCTGAGGAAAGGAGCCTTATTATGGCACATGCAAATCAGGAACGTTATTCTGCCCTTGTGGATGCAAAGCTGCGGGCGACCCTTGTCACCCGCGACAACGCCATCTTCAACACCAAGTACGAGGGCAACCCCAAAGCGGGCAAGGTGAAGATCCCCGTGCGCGATACGGAGGTCAGCGTCAAGCCATACAACAAAGCCACCGGCGTGGATCTGGAGACCGGCACCACCGCCTATCTGGATCTGGACATTGACCAGGACGAAGCCGTGAACGAGCTTATCGACGGCTACGACGCGGCATCCGTGCCCGACGGCATCACCGCCGAACGCCTGGACAGCGCCGGTTACTCCCTGGCCCTGTCCATCGACAAAAAATCCATCAACGCACTGGAATCCTGCGGCACCCTGTCCTCCGGCGGCGCGACCATTTCCGCCACCAAGACCGCCTGCACCACCTCCACTGCCTACAAGGAAGCCCTGGCCGCAAAGCGTGCCCTGAGCCGCAAGGGCGTTCCCGTGGCGGGCCGCTGGATGATCGTCAGCCCGGAGTATCTGGAGATCCTGATGCAGGATGATAAGTTCATCAAGCAGGGCGACCTCTCCCAGCAGCTGGTGCAGCAGGGCGTGATCGGCCAGATCGCAGGCTTCAACGTCTACGAATCCAACAACATGGATTTCGAGTCCACCACCCGCGTTTCCGGCAAAAAGACCACCACCGAGTTCATCTGCGGCCACCCCAACTGGTGCCACCGCGTGATGGAGTGGCAGGTCCCGGTGCATCTGCAGGACCTGTCCGCCTCTGGCAAGTTCATCGGCGCATCCGCCGTGCAGGGCCGCAAGGTATACGGCATCAAGGTCTCCAAGCCGCAGACCCTGTACATCAAGCGTGTGGAGACCACTGCATAAGGAGGCCTCCATGCTTTACTGTACCTACGCCCAGTATCAGGCGGCGGGCGGCACGCTGGACGAGGCCGCCTTTGACACGCTGTGCGCCCGGGCTTCCCGGCTCATCGACCGGCACACTTTTGGCCGGGCAGAGCCCCACGCCAGGGCCTGTGCCGGGTGCGCCGCCCTGCTGGCCGATGCCTGCGTCCAGATCGTCGATGCCATGAGCGCCGCACAGAGCGCCTGTGCCGTACCCGGGGCTTCCAGCGTGTCCAACGATGGCTACTCTGTCACCTTCGCCAGCGGGGCGCTTTCTGAGCGGCTTGCAGCGGAAGCGCAGAGCATCCTCTCCAACGCACTGGGCAGCGACCCCCACGGCCTGCTGTATCGGGGGTGTTTCTGATGCAGTGCAGCGTTACCGTTGTGAACCTCATCCACGACACCGCCACCGAGACCGACCGGCCTGTCTGCCATGCCATCCCCGGGAGCAGCTGGCGGGAGAAGCTGGACACCTCCGGCGGCGACCCCCAGCGGACGGTGCACGTCCGGCTGCCCCCTGCGGCGGGCTACCTGCCCTATTTCCAGTGGGCAAAGCTCCCTCCCGGGGAAAAGGCGGCACACTGGACGCTCAAGCGGGGCGGCAAGCTCATCTGCGGCGCTGTCCGTAGCCTGACCGAGGCCGAGTATGCCGCCCTCGAGAAAACACACATCTGCTGCACGGTGGCGGCGGTCTCCGACAACCGGGAACCGCTGCTGCCGCATTTTCATGTAGAGGGGAGCTGAGAGGATGAGTGCACCCGTTATTGACCTGAAGCTCAGGTTCCGGCCCGGCTTTCAGGCCGAAATGGACAAGGGCTTTCAGAAGGTCCAGTATGCGTTCTCCCAGCAAGTGGCCAAAGCTGTGGACCCTTATGTGCCCTTCGATACCGGCACGCTGAAGAACAGCGTCAACCAGGCATCCGACTTCAAAGGCGGCAAGCTGGTCTATAACACCCCGTATGCCCGGCGGCAGTATTACCTGCACACGCAGGGACAGGGGCTGCATGGAGAGAACCACCTGCACGGCTCCTACTGGGGCCAGCGGGCCATTGCTGACCACAAGGACGAGCTGGAAAAGTTCGCCCACGATGCCGCAAAGCAGTTTCTGGGAGGGAACAAATGAGCGAAACCGTAAAGCCCACCATTGCCGCCCTGCGGGACTGGCTCAAGACCTGCCCTCTCATCGCTGAGGAGCAGGATGCCACCGGTGCGGCCTTCCGCATTGCCGGGCTGGAAGAGGAAGCCACCGCTTTTTCCATTGAGGACAGCCCCACCGACCCCATTGTGGAGAGTTACATCTCCGGGCGGGATCTGGCGAAGAACTACCTCTTCCTGTCCCGAAGGGAGTTCGGGGAGACCGATGTGCTCACCATTGAGAACAGCGGCTTCTTTGAACAGCTGGCCGACTGGGTAATGGAACAAAATGACTGCGGCATCCTGCCTGATCTGAGCAAATGCGGACACGGCAAGGAAGCCCAGAGCATTGAAGTCACCTCCACCGGCTACATCGTCACCGACGGCTCCGGAAGCTGCAAAATGCAGATGCAGCTCCGGCTCGTCTACTATCAACCCAAACTTTGAAAGGAGACCATCCTATGACTGTTTCCGAAACCCTGGCCGCGCTCAAGACCAAGAAGGGCATCGTGCCCAGCGCGGACTACACCGGCACCGAAAAGGCCGATGATTTCATCTTTGCAATTCAGACCGATGCCTCCACCCAGACCAAGGAGAGCGACTGGATCGTGTTTGCAGAGCGTGTCAAGGAGCACTCCGGTGCACTGAACGCTTCCACCGAGGACGTGGCCTATATCCGCGCAGGCACTGTCACCGAGAAGGGTGAGACCCAGCGCACCTTCTCCCTGAACGGAAACCGCTGCGTGGGCGACCCTGCGCAGGATTTCCTGCTCTCCCACAGGATTAAGTTCGGCTCCGGCACTGAGGTGGTTTTCCCCTATATCTACTTCAGCGCAAAGACCGGCAAGGGCGAGAAGGGCGCAGCCGCCTTTATTGTCACTGCCGATGCCAGCGGCTCCGCCAACAACTCCGCAGGTTTTGCCTGCGATGTGAAGGGTGTTGGCGTTCCGGCTGAGTTCAACTACCTGACCCCGACTCAGGCCGACACGCTGCCCACCAAGGCCGCCAAGGTCTGATAACAACACCACACAGCCCTCGTTCCCGGTGAACGGGGGCCCTTTTGTAACAGGAGGATTCCCCATGATCATCAACGGCATTGAATTTGATTTTTCCACCCTGAACGCCAATGACGTGGATCGGATGCTGGCCGCACAGACCCGGCAGCAGGAACGTGCTCGGACGGAGGGTAGCCGCTACACCCCCGAGAATGATTACCCTGCCTGGCTGCGCTTCCAGTGCCGCATCTTTATGGACTACCTGGATGATGTTCTGGGCGAGGGTGCTTCTGAGAAGCTTGGGCTGGACGGCAGCAACTTCAACGCCTGCCTGACGGTCAGCAAGGCCTTTGCCGAGGCCATGGCCGCAGAAAAGGCCAGTGTCAGCGCGCTGATCCACCCCGCCGAGGAGCGGGCACAGGTTTCGGCAGCACAGGCCATCCCTGCCCCCATGAACCGTGAGCAGCGCCGGGCCGCAGTCAAGGCACATCCCGCCGTGGTGGATTTTCGGGCACAGGAAGCGGCAAAGGCCGCCCGCCGTGCCCAGCTGAAGGCAGAGCTTGAGGCACTGGACAATGCATGACCTGCTGACGGACACCCTGCCCACCGAGTGGGAGGGCCGCGCCATCGACCCTGACTTCCGGCCCATGATCTGGCTGCTGATCCGCACCCGCCGTGCCAAGACTGACGAGGACAGCGCCCGGATGATTTGTGAAGCCGTTCAGCGGTTCTTTGCAGAGCCGGTGCCCGGAGTGCAGTACCAGGAAGCCTTTGAATCTCTGGTGCGCTTCTGCCAGGGCGGCGGCCCCGAGGACGAGGAGCGCACCGGGACTGGCAGCAGCAGCGACCCACAGGACGAGCCTGTGCTGGACTACCGGTGCGATGCCGACTACATCGTGGGGGCCTTTCAGCAGGCCTACGGCATCGACCTGACCGCCGACAAGGTACACTGGTGGCGCTTCAAAGCACTGCTGCACGCCCTGCCGCCGGAAACGCCGCTGGGCAAGATCGTGGAGATCCGGGGGAAGGACACCTCCGGCATGGACAGGGCCGACCGGGACTACTACGAGACCCTGAAAGAGCGCTTTGCCCTGCCGGGTGGGCTGAAGGGGGTGAAGCGGAACGAAACCCTGCAAGAGCACGAGGACGCTTTCCTCGACCGCTTCGGCTGATTCCCGCGCCCCGGTGCCCTGCCCCTTCTGCGGCAGAGCGCTGCCAGTGTGGGCGGCTCCCGAGGCCTACGCCCACGGTCTGTGGGTAAAATGCAAAAACCCCGCATGTAAGCGGGAGGTAGAAATCAAGTTATAGCAGCCTGTGCCCCTGTGCCCGCGCTCCGAATGAGAGGTGGACACAGTGGCATTTGATTTTAGCGTTACCGGCAACACCAAGTTGGACACCAGCGGCTTCACGCAGGGTGTCAGCAGCATGACCGTCGCCGCCGGAACGCTGATCGCAGACCTGGTAAAGACGGCTAGCAGCCAGCTGACGAATCTTGCCCAGAGCGCGATCCGGAACGGCTCCGTCTACGAGACATCTCTTGCCAAAGTCGGGACCATCGCCGATCTTGGCAAGCTTTCGATCCAGAAGCTGGACAGTCAGATCACGGACATGTCCAACACCATGGGCATTGCGGCCACGGATATTGCCGAGGCTACCTACCAGGCCATCAGCGCCGGGCAGGACACGGCCAACGCTGTGGAATTTGCAGGCCAGGCAGCGAAACTGGCAACCGCCGGTTTTACCTCCACGACCTCCGCCGTGGATATCCTGACCACTGCCCTGAACGCCTACGGCTTGAGCGCCGACCAGGCGACCCACGTTTCGGATGTGCTGCTGACCACCCAGAACCTGGGCAAAACCAGCGTGGACGAGCTTTCTTCCAGCATGGGCAAAGTCATTCCGCTGGCCGCAGCTTACAACGTCAGCGTGGAAAACCTGTCCAGCGGTCTGGCCGTGATGACCGCAAACGGCATTGCCACCGCTGAGGCTACCACCTACACCAAATCCATGCTGAACGAGCTGGGCGACACCGGGTCCAGCGTCGGCAAGATTTTACAGCAGCAGACCGGCAAGAGCTTTGCCCAGCTGAGTGCTGACGGCAAGAGCCTGGGCGATGTGCTGCAAGTGCTGTATGACAGCGTGGGCGATGATGGCACCGCCTTTGCCGGTCTGTGGTCCAGCGTGGAAGCTGGCACGGGTGCCCTTTCCCTGGTGTCCGGCGGCGCGGATAAATTCAACGGCGTGCTGGGCCAGATGGTGGACAGCGCCGGAGCTACCGAGACTGCCTACGCGACCATGACAGACACCTTCCAGCACAGCATGGACAGCCTGCAGACCACGGCAGAGAACCTGAGTATTGACCTGTTCGAGGCCATGGAGCCGGGCCTGAAGGAAGCCGCCAACTGGGGCACTGACTGCCTGAATACCCTGACGAGTGCTCTGAATGAGGGCGGCCCGGCGGCCATGCTGGACGCAGCCAGCGGCATTCTGGAAAATCTGACCGCAGGTGTTGTTCAGAAGATTCCCGGGCTGGCATCGGCAGCAACTCAGGTCATCACCAAGCTGGTGCAGTATCTGGCTGACCATCAGGACGAGATCTTCAATGCCGGCATCCAGCTGCTGGGACAGCTCATCATCGGCATCACCGACAACCTGCCCCAGCTGATCACAGCAGCAGCGGAATTGATTGCAAAGTTCTCTGCCGCGCTGATTTCCCATCTGCCCGACCTTCTGAACTGCGGTGCGGCTCTTCTGACCACACTGGTGGACGGCATTCTCCGCAGCATTGAGAATCTGGGCGAAGCCGCCCTTGCCTGCATCGCCAAGCTGACCGGCGTGTGGGACGGCAGTATGGATGAGTGGGGCCACATCGGCGAGAACATCGTCACCGGCCTGCTGAACGGCATCACCGGGATGTGGGACACGCTGGTGTCCACAGTCAGGGGCAAAGTCAACGGCATGGTGAGCACCGTCAAGAATGTGCTGGGCATCCACTCGCCCTCGAAGGTGTTCACTGAGATCGGCGAGAATGTCACGCAGGGCCTTGTCAACGGCATCAACACCGGGGCTCCGGCAGCACAGGAAGCCATCCAGAACATTGCACAGACCCTCAACGACTACGGCCCGGATTTTGCCACCGTAGGGGCCACCATCACAGAGCAGTTCCGCACCAAGCTCACCGAGGGCTGGGCGCAGATCCAGTCTGATATCCAGACGGCTGCACTGGGGGCCATCGAGACGCTGGCAACGGCCCTCAAGGATGGCGACCTCGAGAGCCTGGGCCTGTGGGCGGCTTCCTACTTCTGGCAGGCCTGCACCAAGGAGCAGCAGAGCCAGATTCAGGCCGTAGCCATGGGGGCTCTGAACCAGCTGGGCAGCGCTTTGAGCGGCGTGTTCGGGAACCTGAGCCAGCTAGCCATGGGGCTGGTGGCGCAGTTCGTGCCCGCCGCAGCCAGCGCAACCACGAGCCAGATCGCCCTGAACACCGCCATGGACGCAAACCCCATCCTCTTCGTCATCTCCCTCATCGGGATGCTGGTGGGTGCCCTGTTGAGCTTTTCCGGCAAAAACAAGGATGTGGCCAACGCTTTCCAGAATGTCTGGGCGGGCGTTGAGGACTTTATGAGCTACATCTTCGAGGGCCTGATGCGCATCGTGGCGGCGGGCATCGAGGGCTTTATCATCCTCATCAACGGCCTGATCGCGTCCTATAACAGTGTCGCATGGCTCTATGGCGGCACCATAGACTACATCAGCAATCCGGCCTGGGACTACGCCAACAAGATTGCTGCCGACCGCAAGGCCCGGCAGGAGGCGCGGAAAAAGCAGCAGGAAGTCATCAACAGCCCCAGCAGCTCCGGCACCTCCCAAAAGGTCATTGAGAGCATGACCGATACCAGCAAGACCACCAGAGCAGACGGCAGCACCGTGACCACCAAAGTGCTCACCGAGAAGCTGCAGGATGAGACCGGCAAGATCACCCAGCGGGTGACCAAGACCGTCACCGAGGCAGGCACAAAGCTGGTGGACGGCGTGGAGCGCTCCTACAAGACCGTGACCACCTATGTGGACGGCATCCAGACAAAGGTGGAGCGCAGTCTGGATGACATCAAGGCCAGCAGCTCCACCACACCGACGGCCCCCGCCCCGGACAAAGACCTGACCGACGCTGTGGAGGCCAACACCGAGGCCCTGCTGGCCGCAAACGCAAAGCTGGCCGAGATGGTGCGGCAGGCCAGCACGCTGGTGCTGTCTGACAACATGGCCATCAGCCGGTCTGTGGCCGCATCCGGCACGGCACAGGTGGCCGCAGCCGCCAACCAGTACCACCGGGAGGGCGACACCAACATCACCCAGAACATTTACAGCAAGGCCCAGACGGCGGCAGACCTCCAGCGGGAAGCACGCTGGGAAGCCGACCGGGCCAAGGCCCAGAAACGATGAAAGGAGGGCTCCACAATGCCATTTCGCAAAGACCATTTGCAGCTGGTCACGGATGCCGGGGCCACTCTCGACATCGGGTGGGACTACGGCACGCCCTACTCCCTCGACCCCATCAACGGCGTGGATGTAAATCTGCAAAAGGCGCAGGGAGTGAACCAGATCGGTGAAACGGTGGAGCGCCGGAGCGTGGCCGGGGTGAGCCGTGAGCTCATCATCCACTGCCACAGCTCCCACGGCGATGCGGATGCGGAATTACTGCTGGAAAAGCTGCCCTATTTCACCAGTGGCACAATGTACTTCGAGGATAAATACTTCTGCCGTTTTGTGCTTTCCAAGACCCCCTACACAAAGAGCATCCACCCCTACCCGGTGCTGGATGTCATGCTCTTCTGCCCGAAACCCTTCTGGTACGACCTGACCGCCCAGAGCTTCTGCATCAACGGCTTTGTGCCCAGCTTCAGGCTGCCGGTGAATTACTCCAAGCCCCACCGTTTCGGCGTGCGCACCTCCATCGGCTGGCTGAATGCCTATAACCCCGGGGCGCTGACTGTTCCCTTCACGGCCACCCTCAAGAGCGACGGCGCTGTGGTCAACCCGTGTGTGCTGAACATCGTCACCGGCCAGAGCATCCGCATCCTGACCACCCTGACCCACGGGCAGGTCATCGAGATCTACCGCACCACCACCGACAAGCTGGCAGTCAAGCGGACAGAGGACGGCACGGAGGAGAACATCTTCTCCCTGCTGGATGAGGACAGCGACCTGCTGGAGCTGGCCCCCGGGGACAATCTGCTCAAGGCCACCGCCGACAGCGGTGAGACCAGCCTGCAGGTGACAGTGCGCTTTTATCCCATGGTTTCGGGTATTCTGCCGGAGGTGATCTCGTGACACTGGACGTTTTGGATGAACTGACCCTCGCCCGGCTGGGCCGGGTGGAGGTGTGGGTAAGTCTTTACTGGGACGAGCCCTACAACACGGAGGGAGCGTTCACGCTGGAGGTGCGCCCCACCGAGGAGAACCTCGCTCTTCTCCGGGAGGGCCGCTGGCTGCGCCGCAGCGACAGCGATGTGCCCATGCGCATCTGCCACCGGAGCAACGAGAATCAGGACAGCAATCTGGTGGTCACCGGCTTCCCGGGGACGTGGATCTTCACCAAGCGGGCCTGTACCAGCATCGTGAAGAACGAGAACGCCGAAGCCGCCATGCGCAGGCTGGTCAGCGCAATGCAGCCCTGGCCCAAGCTGGAGCTGGGTGCTGCTGTGGGCTTCGACACCACCTACACTGCCCAGACCTCCGGCGGCAGCATCATGGACTACCTGATGACTATCGGCGCGGCTTGTGATCTGGGCTTCCGGGTGCGGCTGGCAGGCAAGAACGCAGACAAAAAGCTGCTGTTCGAGGTCTACCGGCCCACCGCTGATCCAAACAACCGTTTTTCCACCAAGTGGGGCAACCTGCAGCAGGCCGCGTGGGCCTTTGGCGACAGCGACTACGCCAACGTTGCCGTGGTGCAGGGTGCTGGCGAGGGCGAGGCCCGCGCCACCGTCACCGTGGGCCTGACGGATGCCACCGGGGCCGACCGACGGGAGCTTTACGTCGATGCCCGGGACGTACAGCCGGACGAGGAAAAGGGCGAGACCACCAAAAGCCAAGCCTACCTCGAGCGGCTCATGGCCCGGGGCACCAACAAGCTGCTGGAACAGCTCCGCACCGGAAGCATCGAGCTGACCATCGATGCCGAGGGGCTCTCCCCTGGTGACGTGGCCTTTTGTACCATCCCGGTGCTGGGCTACAAGGCCACCGTCCGGGTGGCCGATGTCATCACCCAAAGCCAGAGCGACAGCACCACCCGCACCGTGCGGCTGGGCACGCCGGTCTGGCGCAAGCTGTAAGGAGATGATCTTTTGAGCAAAATCGTTTTATACCCTGCAAACGGGTTCGACTTCGATGCCGCAGATGTGGCGGCCTACCTTGCGGGCCTCACCAGCGGCGTGTTCAGCGGAGATGAGGACTTCCCGGTGACAGCCGCAGGCGGACTGAAGGTCACCGTGGGGGCAGGCCGTGGCTGGGTGCACCCCAGCCGCTTCACCGGCTACTCCATCACCAAGCGGGAGAGCGACACCCTGACCATGCCGCTGGCCGACCCGTCCCTCCCCCGCATCGACCGCATCGTGATGCGCTATGATGCCGGTGCCAGAGCCGCCAGCCTGCAGGTGCTGCAGGGCACGGCATCCAGCACACCCACGGCCCCCGCCATCTCCCGCACCGAGCTGATCTACGACCTCTGCCTTGCCGAGATCACCCGCCCGGCAGCGGATGCAAGCATCACCACGGGCCAGATCACCGACACCCGGCTGGATGAAAAGCTCTGCGGCATCGTACGAGACGGTGTGACCGGCATCCCCACCGACGAGCTGCTGGCCGCTGCCCGGGAGCGCATCAACGCACTGGAGGAGAAAGCTACCAGCAGTGCCGCTGCCGCCAAGGACAGCGCGGAGGCAGCCAAGAGCAGCGAGACCAAGTCCGCCGCCAGCGAAAAGAACGCCAAGACCAGCGAGACCGCCGCCCAGCGAATCCTGACGGATACGCAGAACGCGGTGAAAACGGTCACCGCCGATATGAATGCCGCTGCGGGGAGCGCTTCCACCGCCGCCACCAAGGCCGGGGAGGCATCCACCAGTGCGGGGGCGGCATCCATAAGCCGTCAGGCAGCCGAAAAGGCACAGAAGGCCGCAGAGGCTGCCGCAGCGCTGGCGGGAACGCGGGCAGGTACGGACAAGACCCTGAACACAGAAAACGCTCCTGCGGACGCAGCAGCGGTCGGAAAGGCTTTTGCAAGCATTATCAAGGCCTACGATATCGCCCTTTCCGCTGCCAGCTGGAAAGCCACTTCTGACACAGCAGCCAAGAATGCGGGCTGGGCCTACCAGTGCGACGCGACCGTCAGCGGCTGCACCGCAGCGCTGGAGCCCAGTGCAACGGTCAGCCTCGAGAGCGTGGTCGTGGCCCAGAAAGCTGGCCTTGGATCGATTTGCAGCACTGGTGCGGGGTTCTGCCGGTTCTATGCCGAAAAAGTCCCCTCTGCATCAATCAGCCTGCGGCTTCTTCTGATTAACAGAACGCCTGCGTAAGGAGGGATGAGTCATGGCGATTGGAGCTGTAAGTACACCAAGCAAAACATGGGTGCCGCCTGTGGGCATGATTATCACTACCGGAAGTTCGACCAGCCCGGCGGCGCTGTATGACGGCACCAGCTGGACACAGATCAAAGATCGTTTTCTCATCGGTGCAGGTGGGAGCTACGCGCTGGGCAGCACTGGCGGTTCGGCCACCCACACCATGAGCGCCGCTGAAATGCCTGCACATAGCCACAGCGGAAGCATCACGGCAGTGGGAAACCATAATCACACGATCCATGATGCAGGGGGTACAAGTATCTATAACATTCTTGAATACCTTGGCAATGAAAAAATCTACACTACTGTTACGGTCAGCTTCGGAACCGCCGGAGCGCATACCCACAGCGTAAGCATTGGCAGCAACGGAAGCGGAAAGGCCTTTGATATTATGAATCCCTATGTTGCAAAGTATATGTGGCGGCGTGTCAGCTAGGAGGTGGCAGAATGGCAATTGGAATCGTAAAAGGACTGGCCGGAACAAGCTGGATTCCGCCGGTCGGTTTTGTATGGAAAAGTGCCAGTCCTACCAGCCCGGCAAACATTTATGCGGGGACGACATGGACACAGCTGAAAGACCGTGCAATCATTGCCGCAGGCGGCAGTTATAGCAACGGCAGCACCGGCGGCGCTACCACGCACATTCTGAGTACCGCAGAAATTCCCGCCCACAGCCATAGTGGAAGTACATCTAGCAGTGGTGGACACGGTCACTCATCAATAACAGCCAAAAGCGTTAAAACTGGGCATCAATGGAACAGTTCAAATATGTGGAATGAAAGCCTTCATAATCGAGGCTCAACTGGTATTCTGAACAACAGTACGACTACTTCAACGAATGGCTCGCACTCGCACTCTGCAAGTATCAATGCCACAGGAAATGGACATGCGTTCAGCATCCTGAACCCGTATATCGTGCGGTATATGTGGGAGCGAATCGGCTGAGAGGAGAAATTTTATGTATGGAGCAGTAACCTGCCCACTGGATACGGACTGGGTCCCTCCGGTGGACTTTGTGCTGGAAGTGTACAGCTCTACCAGTCCGGCTTCTATCTACGCCGGTACGACATGGACACAGCTGAAAAATTGCATCGTTTTTGCTGCCGGAAGCACCTTTAGAGCCGGAAGCAGCGGCGGAAGTTCCAGTGTATCCCTGAACACGAACTACCTGCCAAGCCATTCCCATACAGTCAGCACCGGAAGCAGCGGCGGGCATTACCATTCAACAACGATTCCTGCTGTAGTGTCTGGCGTTTCAAGTTCAGACGCTCTCGGATATAACGGAAGTGGTTACAGTTCTGATAAATACGGTGACAGAACTGTAACGCTTTCCAATGCTGGCAGTCACGGCCACACCCTGACTGTGGGCAGCACCGGTGGCGGGCAGGCCTTTGATATTATGAACCCGTATTACGCAGTAAATATCTGGCAGAGAGTAGGATGAATATGAAAATTGTTGATGAAAATGGCGTTGAGCTGACTGGTGAACCCGACCTGACACTTGGACGGCTGGTGGATGACGCGGAGATCGTGCACCACGAGGCCACCCCTGCTGTGGAGAAGGAGAGCCACTGGGTGACGATCCGGACATACCCCAACGGGAGCCGAGACGTGGAAGAAGTGGTGGACGTTGAGCCTGTAGCGGCTATGGATGCCTGGGATGAGACAGTGCCGATCCAGCGATACATCAAGTACACGCAGGACGAGCTGGATGAACAGGCTCGGCAGCAGGAGCACGAGACCAAGATGGCGCAGATGCCGGAAACGGTGGAGCAGCTCAAGACAGAAAACGAGGCCCTGCGGGAGTCCTTCACTACGATGGAGAGCGCCCAGACCGACACCGACAGCCTGATGGTGGATCAGGAGTATAGGCTGACGCTGCTGGAGCTGGGGATCACGGAGTAAGCCCCTCTGCCAAGAGGACGATAACATTTTTAAGATGGGGCACTGCCCCGGAAAGGACAAACCTATGTTGTACCGTACCTGTAAACGCATGATCGAACGCGGCAATCTGGAGGGCATGAGCACCAAGCTGGACGTTTTCTATGCCGCAAGCAAGTTGACTGATGACGAGTACAAGGAGCTGACCGAGCTGCTGGCCGAGAAGGAGGCGCAGAATGCCCAGAACAATTCTTGACGTTTCCCGCTGGCAGGGCCGCATTGACTGGGACAAGGTCAAGACAAGCGGCCTTGTCTCCGGTGTGATGATCCGGGCCATGGGCAACAGCAAAGAGGGCAAACCCAGCAAGCCATACATCGACCCCTTCTTTGCCCGCAACTACGCCGAGTGCCAGCGCCTGGGCATCCCGGTGGGCGTGTACGGCTACTTCAAGGCCACCACCAAGGCACAAGCCGACAAGGAGCTGGCCCTGTTCAAGCAGGCGCTGACCGGCAAGACGTTCCAGCTCCCGGTGGCTGTGGACATCGAGGACAAGCTGCAGGCGGCCCTGAGCAAGTCCGCCCTGACCGACATCGTGGCCCACTGCCTGAGCGTGGTGGAGAGCTGGGGCGTGTACGCCATGCTCTACACCGGCCTGAACTTCGGGCAGAACAACCTTTACATGGGCGGCGCGGTCCTCAAGCCCTACGACGTATGGCTGGCGGCCTACCGCACCAAGAAGCCCGCCCCCGGCTGGCCCTTCGGGATGTGGCAGTACACCCGCAGCGGAAAGATTCCCGGCATTGCCAAGGGCGCAGACCTCAGCGTGGCCTACAAGGACTACGCGGGCATCATCCAGCGGGCCGGGCTGGGGCAGGTCAGGGGGTGAGACCGATGGAGACGATTCTGGCCGCTGTGATCACCGGCGGCGTGACGCTGATCGGTGTGCTGATCGCCAACAGCAAGACGCAGGCCGTGACCGAGACCAAGCTGGAGGAGCTGACCCGGGAGGTGCGGTTGCACAACAACTTCGCCCAGCGGGTGCCGGTGATCGAGGAGCAGCTGAAAGTGGCAAATCACCGCATTGCCGATCTGGAAGAACATGAATACGAAAGAGAAAGGAATTGACCTATGACGAACAGAAAAATCCCTGCCGCAACCATCGCCCGCACCGTTGTGCTGGCACTGGCCCTCGTCAACCAGCTGCTGAGTGCAGCAGGCAAGCCGGTGCTGCCCATCGACAGCGCCAGCGTGGAGCAGTGGGTGACGGCTGGCCTGACCACCGCTGCCGCCATCTGGGCATGGTGGGAGAATAACTCCTTCACCCCCGAGGCCATCCACGCAGATGAGCTGCTGGATCAGATGCAGGGGAAGATCAAGTAAGAGTACATAGCAACAGCCCCGAGGAACCATCTGGCTCCCCGGGGCTGTTTTCTTTTGGCATATTTCGGCATATTCCGACGCATTCAGCATTATCCGGCACATTCTGACATTTTCCGGTTAAAGTTGGATAGAAAGGATGTGCAAACT